CTCACAGTGATTATCAACTCTATCTTCAACCAGATCGTGATGCGCATTGCGTACTATGAACTAGTGGAGGAGAGAGGTGGTTTTCGCTCACAGGTGTCTCTTCAATGTTATGGTGATGACAATGTTCTTAACATTTCGGATGAAGTGATTGATCAATACAATCAATTAACTATCACCGAAGTGCTAAAGAACATCGGACTCACCTATACGGACGAAGGGAAAACTGGCGAGATGGTGAAATACCGGACACTCAGTGACGTTCGTTACCTCAAGCGCAACTTTCACCTGACCCCAGCTGGCTTATATGAGGGACAACTTCCAATGGAAGTCGTTCTTGATATGACCAACTGGGTGAGGGGGACTGATGTGCATGCGGCAACTCGTGAGAATCTTGAGTCGGCCTACAGCGAACTATGCCTATTCTCTGAGAAAGAGTACAGAGCGGTTTCACATCGCATCCAACGTGCGGCAAGTTTTGCTGGAGTCTACACTCAAGTGCCTGAGTACCACGAACATCGACGAAAGGTGGCAGATCTTATCTGCTGGTGAGAGAGGCAACTCACCTGAAACAAAGCTAGTCTTGCGACTTTAAAGCTCCCCACTTCGGTGGGGCTATACCCTTATCAACCACTTGGCTTGAGGGAAATTGTAGTTTTCAAGAATAGTAATCTTGGCTATTCTTTCAAGCCTTGTGGTTGGTTCTGCGGAGTGGCGCTCTCCGTGGGGTGGATTCAATGGGTGTTCTCCTCCGGCTCACACCCAGCCCGCCTTTTCGCGCTGATCTGCTGGATCTAAAACCCTGTAGCGATCGTTGGCATATAATCCCTGAAAGCCATCGTGACGATCACTGGAAAGAACCTTCGTAGTGCTATTTAGCATGGGGCACGAAGTAAATATGCCCTGGGTTGTCTCGGTGTCTAACAAGCCCGAACATAAAATTACTCATGTTTCTGAATCTCAAACCGAAAGTAAAGTACCAACAACAGATCTGACTAGTGTTCAAGAAGCGCAGGGAGAGGAAGAAAGTAGGCCTTCTACTACCATCCAGGAAGCTTCAGAAGTGTGGGTCCCCCCACAAATTTTGAACGTCCTGGAACGTGAAGTACGCCTTAAGACATCCGAATGGACCTCCCAGGATGTTGTTCTTCCCCTCCATACGCCTTTTGACGCTTACGAAAATAATCTCACGTTTTACAAAGATGAGTTTTTGTTCCCTGAAGCGATCTTTCTGAAATCAGCCCAGATTGTAGATAAGATTAACAATTATCAGTATATGAAGGCAGATGTCGAGTTAACCATTCGTGTAAACGCTACGCGTTTCATGATAGGTTGTCTCATGGCAGTCTATACGCCTTACTCATATGCTACTAATCGTTTCCGCGCCCAGGCTAACGAAAACTTACCTTCGTTATCAACGTTTCCCCATGTGATGTTAGATATTAAGAATAAGTCTAGTGCTATTATTAAGATTCCGTTTGCTAGTGTGTATGATAGTTATAATTTGTCCGATACAAAGGACCCTTTTGGCTCGGTACGTATCTATGTTGTCTCACCTCTTGCTGACGCCGCC